TTCTTTTAATACCTAATCTTTGATTAGCGCTTTTAAAAGCGATCCCTATCGAAAAAGGAACAACAGATCCCTATCTATAAACGGACACTTTAAACAAACAAATCAAATACTTTATATTCTTTCTTTTATAATAAAATACAAAAACCAAAAATATTACTCATATAGTTTTTAAGTTTAGTTTTTAAGGATTTCTTTATTAATCCTCTTTAATGACCCCCCATAAGCTTAGCCCTGCTAGAGTCGGATTGGGTTGTAACCGCTAGAGGAAATTTCATTTTGTTGTTGGACGGGTAGCAGACATTTGAGATGGGAGTTTTGTTAGTTTTTGAATTTGGAAGACTTGTAAGCACAATTCGTTGTAACTTTGTTTCCAAAATCTTCTCCTAACTCTAGCCCATCTTGTAGATCGTGTCTGGCTCGAAAACTAGGCTTTAGGGTCTTTTCAACCTCTATGGACCTCAGATGTTATGACTAACTTATGGATGCTTGCACACCAGGCCTGATAGGTGTTCTGCAGAGGAGAAAGTATACTCTTAAAATATCCTAAATGTCCATTAAGTTATAAAGTTTTCCAAGTTCACTCAAGTGATAAGCAAAGATTATATAACAAAATGGACACACAGGTTATTTTTGTTCGTTCTAATGTCTCTCGGTGCTTTAGCTGTGGCACCCCAGTTTTATCCAAACTGAAGTTAGCAGCTCACATCAACAACAATAGGCTTTGTAGTAAAAAGAAAGAAGTTGATGATCTCTTCTTTTGCTATTGTGAGGAATTTATTCCTTATCATGAAGTAAAAGATCATGTTCAACTTTGTTTCTACTTTGGAGACTTTGCTTGTACCCATCATGAAACGGTACTTCATTTCAAAAGTTATGATACAGCACGAAATCATATGATTAGTGCTCATTTGGCCGCAGAAAAAGGACTTTACAAAGATGAATTTTTGTGGGCTTCACGTGTTGAAGGTACACAAACATTTCGATGTGAAGATATGAAGAATTGTCATTGTGATCCAGATGAAAGTGTTACTCTTGCACTTTCTTCTGATGGATTTGAAAGAGTAAGACCCGACCCGCTATTGGCTCAGATTGGAGTAAGATTTGAACACATGCAAGTACAACAACTAAGGGATAAGATGCGCAACAACAAAACCAAGCGTCTTATTTTAAAGCAGCTGATCATTGAATCAGACTTCTTTTCCGAGAATTCTAAATTCCTCCAGATTTGTGGGAACGTTGTTCCTGCATATGACAAACATGATAGATTGATGAAGCGATATAAGATTTTCATCGCAGATAGAACTATTGAAGTTGTCATAAATCTGGCAGAAATAGATGGGCATATAATTTGGCAGCGAACTTTGCCTTATTTAATTTTGGAAGCACACATGTTTTCACGATTTATGCCCACCCTAACTATGAATCATGTACATGAACACGTGCATCAGATTGGACAAATTGACGAGAGAGTACTTAATGCTATTGCATCTTTAACACGCTTTTTGGAGAGTTATTCCGTCACCTTTTATGGTATTCGAATTGTTACACAACTTTTACTTTTGGGATACCAGATAGCTCAGTATGGTGCAGAAAATAGAGGACTTTGTATGGCTCTGATTTTGAATTTTCTTATGAATTTCCATTTGCCCTTTAATCTTATACAAAGAGTTCAAAGGTCGCTTACTAGACATATTGCTTCTTTCCTGCGTTTCCTGTTTCCACAAATGGAGCGCGAAGACAACTTACGAGCACACGTTGGTGAGGATGTCATCACGTCTATAGTCACTGTAATTGGAACAATTACAAGTGTCCTCGTTATGAAAGATTTACCCTCTATGCCCAAGATCGCTGAACTTGTCAATTCTGTCAAGAAGATGGGTGATTTTTCTCGAGCTGTTAATAATTCTTGGACTCTTGTTGAAAAAGTCACTTCTGCTTGTGTCTCACATGTCTATGAGTGGATTTTTGGATATCCTTCTCATATTGGTGAATTGAAAGAGTGCTTGGTTGATATAGACAAATGGTATATTGAGATTCATGAAATGACTGGTTTAACATTGCTTGAGGATATTGATACCCATAGTCCTCTTTGTGTTAAAATTGAAGATTTGTACAAACGGGGTTTGCGATTTGCACAACAAATTCAGCACTATAAGTTAGAACAAAAATTAGTTAGTGCTTTTCATGTTCACATGCGTACAATATCTTCATATTATGATAAGGCTAATGCATCCGGAGCTTTCAGATCAGGGCCACGTATTGAACCTTTAACTATCATGATGCATGGTGATTCAGGAGTTGGTAAGACAACTGTTGTTTATGCAATTGCTATAGACCTTCTAAAGTTGCATGGGCCCATTAATGATGGAGATTGGTCATCGGACATTTATGTTCGTAACCAAGAAGATGTTTACTATGATGGATACACTGGACAACGTTGTGTCCTTGTTGATGATTTTGGTCAGATGAAAGATAGTCAGGCAAATCCCAATTTGGAATTTATGGAACTTATTCGTGTTGGAAATTCAGCTCCTTGGCACTTACATATGGCTGAACTTGCTGAAAAGAAGAATACTTTCTTCAAATCCACTTTGTATCTTATGACTTCCAATTTGGATCGATTTCAGCCTGAATCTTTATCATGTCCTGAAGCAGTGCGTCGAAGATTTGATGTTTGCGCTCGAGTCTATAACAAACCTGAATATACGATGGAGTGTGGGTATAAGAAGAAGAGAGTTGATCCAACTAAGATACAAGAACATTTTAATGGAGAAACATCTTTGGAAATCTATCTCTTCCAACTTACTGATGGAGATGGCAACGATTTGGCCAAAGCTCCAATGACTTACGATGAATTTCGTGATTATTGCCGTCAAAAATATAGGGAGAGACATTCGAAATCTACTAAACAGCACAAGTTCTTGGACAAGTTAGTCAAGGCTGACTATGCACCACATCCTGATGATGATTTGCTTGCAGCACATATTGATGTAATTAGTCATGCTGCTACTTACATGAATTCGACGGGTTCTAATATCATAATGCGCAATCATAAAGACGTTTTTGCTGAATGGGAAGATCCACAGATTATTGATTTTTTGAATTATGGATTTCTTATGTTTCAAAATATCTTTACACAAGAATATCATGATGCAATTTCTTCCCTTATTCCAACACTTGGAATGAGAGAGAGTCTTACTGATGAGCAGAGAGACCAATTTATGTTTGCGGCAGACATTGAAAATATTTATTCTGAGAATCACCAACTTTATCTCAAAAATCACATTGAGCGTGCTCAGCGTTCTCCAAATTACAATCTTGAGAATTATCTTTATTTTCCCAAACAATTTATTGAAAGTATTCCTGTTGATGGCATGGCGCGAGTTGTTCCAACTATTCAGGCTGTGCTTGAACAAAGATCTGAACAAGCTGCTTTGCGAAGAGCTGCAAGTGAAGCTAGGGAGGAGACAAGAAGTTTTCTTCAGAAAGTGGGTGACATGATTGTTCGGAATAAAGAATTTATTCTTTTTGTCTCAATTTATTCTGCCATTGCTGGTTTTGCTGCTGTGATTGGAGGAATCATTGGTGAAAAATTGCTTGGAGAAACTATTTTTGATTATAATCATACTGGCTTGATACTTGGAGAAGTCACTACTCATTCTCATATGTGTAATGGTTGTGGAAAGAAATATACCCATACACACACTATTAAAGATCCCAAAATTTCGAGAAAGTATGGCCAAAAGTGTGAAGATTGTAGAGTTTCAGCTATTCCATATCTCATGGTTCGCCTTCGTGATGGACAACTAGTCAGGGCAGAAGAGATTTACAAATGGGAAGATGATTGGCTTGCATCAATTGATGAAAGTATTATGAATGATGATTTTTTGCGTGAACAAATTTCTGAGTGTGAAAAATGCTTTTGTTTTCATCATCCTTATCTTGATTGTGCACTTCATTCTTCCAATATTTATGCAGAACTTTCTAGTTCAGGAGATTCTAAAACTATGACGAAGAAACAAGCTCGTGTTGAACTTTCTGCATCTGGTGATCCAATTACATTGAAGAAGGGTCAAGCTCGTACAGAATTGTCAACTTCTGGCGATCCTGTGACTAATACGAAACCAGCAATACGTGTTGAGATATCAAAGATTAGTGACAGTAAGGAACAGATTGAAAGGTTGAATGCACTCATTGGAGCGTATTGTAGAGAAAAAGATATTGTTCCTGAGGTTGTGCATGCTGAATTGAGAACTGATCCAAATGCTGAGACTCTTTCAGACAAAGTTGCTAACAATCTCTATCAGATTGATGTAAAAATAGATGGTCTCTATGGACATAAGGTTCTTCTTTGTATGATTCATGGTAAAGTGGGCCTGACTGTTGCACATCTCAAACCATACATTGATAAGGGAACTCATGTTAAATTGACCAATATGAATATTCCTGATGGTTTTGAATTTGAAACTTCAAGGTTGAAAATGTCCATTGTTCCTGATAAAGATCAAATGTTAATTGCTTTTCCTACTGGTATGATGGATCATCAATCACTATTGAAGAACATAGTTACACCAGAGACACTTTCCACATTTAGAACAACTCGTGGTGTTCTTATAGGTTTCAATGATAAGCGTGTTAAATCGAGATATGGTGATGTTGAAGCTGAGGATTATCCTCGAGAATATGAAGACCCTACCATGCAGCAAAAATTCATGATACGAGATAGATACAAGTATACCAACATGGAAACTGGACCAGGAGATTGTGGTGCTGTTTTAGTAGCGGTTAATTCCAAAATCCAATATAAGATTCTTGGCATTCATGTTTGTGGTGCAAACAGTCTTGGTTTAGCTTCGCCTTTGAACGTTACTCAGATACAAGAAGCAATGGCGAGGTTACCTATTTCTGCCCATATTGGGTTGGATTTAGACAAGTATATTGAAAAGACTTTGACTAGGGAAACTTGTAAGTTGCCTGAAGGAAATTTTGTACCTGTTGGAAAGTGTTCCATCCCAGTTTACGGTGCAACAAGAACACAAATTATTCCTTCGTTGGTTTATGGACAGGTTGCTGATGTGATAACACGTCCCTCACATTTGGCACCCTTTGAAGTTGATGGTAAAACTATAAATCCAATGTATATTGGTATTGCGAAAGCTGGACCGATAACACCTGAGCCAGATGAACAACTTCTTCAAATGGCCATCAACGATATGTCTCAAAAGATAAATTGTAAGATTAAAGAGAAGAATCGTAGAGTCCTTTCAAATATTGAAAGTGTGATGGGTGTTGAGGGTGATGAGTTTCTTGCTCCGATTAAGAGACAAACTTCGCCTGGCTTTCCTTGGGTCGCTCAAAGACGCAAGTTAGGCAAAACGCAATGGCTTGGTAGTGATCAGACCTATTTTCTTGATCCACTTCTTGAGAAGGAAATGGAAGCAAGAATCTTGGCTGCTCGCCAAGGAGATAGATATCCTACCATCTGGATTGATACTTTGAAAGACGAAAGGAGACCTCTTGAGAAAGTTTATGCTGGCAAGACACGTGTTTTTTCAGCTGGGCCCATGGATTACACATTGGTTTTTCGAAAGTATTTTTTGGGTTTTGCAGCTCATTGTAGTGAAAATCGTAACTACAATGAAATCTCTGTTGGCACGAATGTTTATTCTCAAGATTGGAGCAATATTGCGCATTTGATGAAGAGTCGTGGTCGCTGTTTAATTGCAGGTGACTTTACAAATTTTGATGGAACTTTGGTTGCTCGTGTTTTAGAGAAAATTCTAACCATTATCCAAGATTTTTATGATGATGAGAATTTCATCATTCGTCAAATTCTCTGGAAAGAAATTATCAACTCCGTTCATCTTTGTGGAGATCAGATTTATTTGTGGACACATTCACAACCATCTGGCTGTCCTATCACCGCAATTCTTAATTCGATCTACAATTCTGTTACCATTCGATACATTTGGCTTTCAATTACACAGAATACTCCTTATTTTGGTATGGGTAGTTTCTTTGAGCATGTTTGTATGGTTTCGTATGGTGATGACAATCTTATCAATGTTTCGAATGAAGCTATTGCCTTCTTCAACCAGAACACCATTGCTGTTGAATATAAAGCTAAGCTTGGAATGACTTACACTGATGAGAACAAATCTGCTAATGCTTTACCGTACAAGACTCTTGAAGAGGTTTCCTATTTGAAGAGAAAATTTGTTTTTGACCCTAAATTTCAAATTTGGCTTGCTCCTTTGACTTTGGACACTGTTTTGGAGATGGTGAACTGGGTGCGTTCAGAATTGGATATGGAAGATCGTACACGTGAAAATATAGAGACTTCAGCTTTCGAGCTCTCGTTGCACGACGAGGAAGTCTTTACTAAGTGGACCAACATCTACAAGAAAGTTTCTAGGAACTTTAGTGTACGTCCACGTATCCTTACTTATCAAGAATATCGTGCTATTGAACTTGTGAAGTATGGATATATTGATGCAAATGTAAAACCTGATCTAGGGGCTCTTACTCAATCGCCATGTGAGTAGAGCAGCAAAGCCCGGTGTCAGGTGGACTTCGGTCCAGGGGAGAGAATGTTTATTTTCTATTGATTGATGTGTGCCCCTTTAAATATAGGCTATTAATCTGGCGAGTGTGTATGGATGTAGTTTGATTGTGCTACCCGGAATGCTTAATTCTTACAATTTCTAATATTTCAGATTTACAAGATACTGTTGAAGTTCAACAGATTACAACATTCAAAGACGATTCACAAGTCTTTGACTACCTCAAACCCTCTCCTATGAATCCCGGTTCATGGACAGGTATTGGTGAAGAGAGTGCGACTCACTCTATTCAATCGATTTTGTCTCGCCCAGTAAGAGTCGCAAGATTTCAATTGGCTACTGCAACTGTTTTTCCAATTTTGAAATTTCCTGATGTTATTATGCAGTCTAAC